TCCACGTAGTCATTGCAACGACCAAGGGTATCTTGGTCAACAACATCCACAGTTTTATTGAGAATAAATTTCCAATATGTTTCATAATCATTAATTTTAATTTTAGCAATTCTTTGTTCATCAGTCTTAAGTGACTGATATAAATTCACTTCTTTCAGAACATCTGTTATTAGTTGATCATCAATATCTTCTAACTTTACAGCGTCTGTTTTCTCAGATAGTATATGTAATACTTTTCTTACACTATCTGTAGGAGTTTTACCTGGTACAATCTTAAATTTCTTTTCAAGATTTTCAGGTTCTAGCAATAAGCAATGAACAAGCTTACCTTCAACTAGGTGTTTGTCAGTACGGATCTCACGGTCCTGTAATATATACTCCTTATAAAATATAGAAGGAGAGAATAATAATTTATTTATAGAGGAGTAGCTAAAGTTAAAGTCTTTAGCGTAGAACGCCTCTTCTTTTTGTTTGTCAATCATACTTTCCATTTTGGATATTTTATATCTTCACAATTTCTTACAGCATTAAAATTTCTTTTAATTTCATCTGATATAGCTTCATCTGGAACTTCAACATCAGCAACTGTAATCCCAACAGCACCTAATCTTTCAATTAATAAATCATTTTGCAACTTATACTTAGTTGCCATCCAAACGAAATAGTTCATTGATTTTATATTCTCTATCAAAAATTCACGTATGTATTCAGTTCTTTTTTCTCTTAGTAATGGGACCTTTCTTTCTAAAACGTTAGCCATTTCTTTATCAGTCATCCCATTAAGATGAGCTATGATTATATCATCTCTATACGGAGCATATTTTTTACCGTGCTCATTATACTCTTTTTTCTTTTTTTCTTCACTCATAATTTAAAATATATATCTAATTGTATCAATATTAAAATAGGCTGAATATAGAAACTTCCAATGATCAAGATATGCTTGTTTATCTTTAAGCGGATATCTCATTACACCAGATTCATTCTTTACTTCACATGAAGCAGCCATTAACTTCTGCGCTTGTTCTGATGCTTTAGCCATCTGATTATTGTGATTAGTTAATGCAATAACTTCACACTTATTCTCACCGGCTATAGCTCTAACCATTTTAAATAGATCAGAATAACGTTCTGACCATTTATAATCAAACACTACAGGACTATAGTTTATATGAACTTCCCATCCCAATTTCTTAAGACGGTTGATATCATGTATCCTATCTTCTATCTTTTGCATTTTAGGTTCAAGAACATCAGCAAAAATCTGAGGCATTAGACTAACTCTAACTCTAGGCTTCTTATTAAAATAATTGACATCTAGATTTAATAAACCTGGATACTTAGTAGCCATAGTTGTATTAAGTCTTGGATGATCATCATATCTTTTAAGATAATCTATCAATGGTTCTGGTGTATGTTTTTGCATTAACACTAAATCAGTATTACACGCAATATCCACCATAGTATATATAGGGTCTTGTTGATCAGGTACTTTAGTAAAGCCCTCTTCCCACTTAACAACCGAATTAAATATGTCATCTACATTTGTATTTACAAAGACTCTTGTACCATTATACCTGGACATATAACAATAGGTATTTACACAACCACCAAAGCATCCGTAGATTAAATTGGGAGCTATGCAATTAGCACTATTATTATTGTTCTTTGTTGTTAGAGTCTTTGTTTTCTGTTTTTTGATCATAGATTCTTTTTAATCTTTCTGGTAGTACAACTCCATAGTTACACTTATCACAGCATCTGCCATCATTTACAGGCTCAGCATTATGCCCAATGGGCTCAAAGTTTTTACCACATATACTACAAATATATTCTTTATCCATACATCTAACTTTAGTTTAGTAAAAAAAGGGGTGGTGTGCAGGCTTTCTGCACACCATTTCTAATCAATTATGGCTACCCCTAAAACGGTAAGTCTTCAGTATATTCAGACTTCAGTTTTAAATCTTTAGGTTTTATATCAAATACAGACTCAGAGCTTGTAAGGCCTACATAACTCAATATAGTCTTGCACATCTTATTAGATATTGCACCTACAGCAAAAGGAGTTAAACAACCTTTTGCATGCAAAGCTCTAACTAATAGATTAAAACCAAATCCATTATTACCCTCAACATGAGGAACATCTACTAATTGCTTCTTTAGTGATTTTACATTTACACTATTCCAATTTCTTGCATTACCAAGTTCATCTTTATAGAATGCAAATATTAAAGCTAATTTATCAAATGATTTTTCAATATTGCAATTAGCCATCATTTCTAAAGCTAAAGCTATAGTGTCTCTATCACCAGATTTAATCATCTGAGATATAGATTTACACTCTTCTGGCGTAAGAACAATTGAATCTTCATTACAATAGTTTATAAGATCACTGTCTTTAACTAACTTATCAGGATTATTTGTTAGATAAGTTAAAGCTTCAGAATCTGTAACTAACCAAAACTCTTGACCTTTATCTTTAAGTTTATCATGTCTATCACCAAAAGCTGCTCTAATAGTTGAATCAAAGCCATAAGGTAATCTGTTATCAATAAAAATAAAACCATTCTCATTTATAACATGATCAACAAAGTGACAGATTTTATCATATATAAACTCAGAAACATGACCTTTTATTTTAGGTAGATATAGTTCTTTTATATCTAGCCCTGAGTAATAATTATTCCAGTTATATTCAGTTAAACTTTCAAAATATTTATCTGATGTAATGATATAATCTGCTTTTTCTTTATCTCTTACAACTTTTACATTATACTTATCTTTTAGAAGTTGCAATTTAACTTGAGGCAATGCTAATTTTGGAGTTCTATAAAAGGTTGCATCTTGTAAATTGTTTTTATCAAACTTAGCTATATTAAATGCTGGATTAGTTCTTCTACGAGCAGAAGTATCTTTTAAGCCTCCAATATAACGGTAATCTTCATCAACTCCTGTATGATAATCTTTATGTATATTGAAAAAAGTGATAGCATCTTCATCAACTAAAACAGATTTTACAAAAGCTTGGTTTATATCATCTGGACGAATACGTAACGTATATAATTTTTCTATTTTCATTTTAAATACTTTTTATACTCTGGTTTTACACTCACTTTAAACGTATAAAGATTGCGGTTATGAATTGAAATATCTTTTCTAACTATCTTCTCTAAATATTTAAATGATTCTCTATCTAATTTATTTTCTCTTTCTAACTGAAGAATCATATCTTCAGCTGAATTATGATATAACTGGTTCAAATTTGATTGTTCTTCCCAAAACTGTACATCTTTATCTCTACTAAACTTATGTGAATAAGAATATATATTTTGAGCTAGTTCCCACATTAAATGTGGTTTCTTTGTATAGTTTATAGTAGGAATAATCTTAGCTGCTACAGCTATATTTTCATCATCATATGAGTTTACCCATTGTGTTATTTCATTAACAAGGTCTTCAGTTAGATCTATTAAATTTGCAGAAGCATGTAATAATGTTTCACCACTGATTACTTTTAATTCACCTATATCTATAAGATATGCTATATTTAAAGCAAGAGCTGAAATACCCCACTCATCCATGAGACTTATTTCTCCAGTACAGTTATATGAATTTACTCTTCCTTCAAGCTTCTCATCATAAACTACAGCTTTGTCATGATTATCTATCATGTGATGACCACCAGTAAATGCTTCATAATTCCAAAGTCTATACATCATTACAGTAGATTGAATTTTTTCTCCATGTTCAAATCTTTGAAAAAATTCATCATGTGTAATAATTACATCTGCTTTTTCATAATCATTAGTAATTGTTAAACCTTTTTCTTTAGCTACAGCTTTTAATCTATCCTGTGTTATTGGACACCTTGGTAGTATAAAAGCTCTTTTATAACTAGTAAGAGCTGTGGATTTTACGTTTTCTATAGAAAGCATATTTTTAATATTCTCATATCTAGTTTCATCTTGTGTTATAAGCACATCTGACACTTCATAATCAGATGAAAGAACCCCGTAAAGGGGCTCTTCATCCAATTTAAAATGATCTAGTGCATCTTGATTGTATTCTTGATATACACTCTTATTTGCCATATTATTTTACAGTCATTTTAATTATTTCAGGCTTCATCATAAGTTTGTTAAACTTCTGCTTGTTTCCGTTAAAAATAGTTCTTACAACTAAGTACTTTAGATCATTGGTGAAATACTCTTTTGTACAAAGAGTTTCCAATCTATCAGTAATCTTTTGACTAATTGTATTATCCTTAGAATATACTACTGCAAAGTTTGCAAGTCTGGTTGCTAGGGTAGATGCAATATCTGCACGATAGTTATCATCTTTACCAATACAACCGGTTAACTCACCAAGAATATATTGTTCATTATCATGAGTCAATAAATCTTTTGGTGTAACTAGTTTATCTAACTTATTATTAATAAATACAGTAAACATAGAAGCAAACTCTTCACCTACTGATCCTTCACCAATCATTTGAATATATGAAAGGTTATCTTCAAAGCTTTCAAAGCTAGAGATAGAATTAAAGAACGTAGTGATTGCACGAGCATTTGTCTCTTGAGTCACAAGCTCTGGGTGTAGTAGCATGAAGTTAATACAACGTGTATCAATTCCTTCTTCTTCCGCCCAACGAGCCCATACATTTACATCAAACTGCAAGTTAGCAGTAATGTAACGTGTTTTCTGTGCAGCATCAATAGAGTTAACCATATAGTCTCCGTTATCCGGATTTGCGGTTAACACAATATGCCAGTCCTGTGGTAGTGACCACGAGATGTACGTCTGACGATCAATCAGTTCCATTACGGCTTGAATAAATCTAACGTCTGCACGGTTCCAGTCATCAAGAAGTAGGATACCACCTTTCTTCTTATCCGAGATCCACTCAGGTGCAGCATATGACATACGGTTTTTACCTGTCATCTTGTAACCATTGCTTAAATAGTCACTTACTGCGAGCTCACTTACCCACTGCCCAATCTTCTTTGTAACAGAAGTATTATTGGCTAGCTGGGCAACATCTTTAGATGCCGCAGTCTTTGCACCGTAAGCTACAGAGTCTTTGTTGTTATTAATAGATACAACTTTCTCTTTATACATTTGGAACTCTCTAACTGGGAAACCCACGAGATCACCTAGCTCCTCAATCTGAGCTAAGTTTAGTTTTACAAAATCAAGGTCATGCTCCTCAGCAATTTGTTTTACTGTGGATGTTTTACCAATACCTGATTCACCTAGAACTTCTATAGCAACAGGAAGTTTTCCCTGTCCCTGTAGAAATCTATTGTTGTTTATAATGTGGCCCATAAAGCCTCTTAGGTCATCAATGTTTAAATTTACTTGTGCCATAATTGTTTAATTTAATTGTATTTTTTTTCCGGGTAATTCTTCGTTTATATTGCAATGACTGCTATGTACCCACAAAGCATTCTTTGGACAGTTATCTGGGGACCAGGCTTCACCATCCGTAAAATATATAAGAGCTGTATAACGCCCGTGTTCATTGTAATGATCTATGACAGGTTGAAATGATGTACCACCTCTACCATGTATTTCCCAATCACGCTTAGGATTAAAAGGTTTAATAGAATTAATATTTGTATCACACTGCACCACTGTAATCTGATGACCAGTCTTGTGCATATGTGTTAACTCAGACCAAAATTCTTCAAGTTCCTTTTGACTTACAGATCCTGAAGTATCAATACCTACGCAGATATGATTTTTGAATTTGATCTTTAGTCCTGGATTTTCAGAATACCTTTTATTATACTTACGTCTAAGCTTCTTTGTATATACTATAGATGAATTACCAACAAACCTTCTGAGGTAACTACGCCAATCAAACTTAGGCGGCTCTACATGACGTAATCTTTTAATTAGATCTGCTAACTCACCTGGAATATTACCTTGTCTTTTTTCAGTCATCTCAGCATTTTCTTTGAGCTGATGCTCAACCTGCTTTTGAATTAACTTCTTTTCTGCTTCAGATAGATCTTCAATCTCTTCCCATGTAGCATGATCATATGGAGTACTTCCATCCATTTGGTCCATTAATTCATCAAGAGATGGAGATGAACCATCTTGACGAGCCTGTTCTAACAACTCATAATATGTTTTAGTACCAGCTCTTGCCGGAAGATCTAACTCTGGAAATGAATCCATTGTTATACCTCCATCAGGAAGATAATCTTCATCAATGTATTGATTGATCTCCAAATCCGCGGCTATATTAAATAACTTCTTATCTGCATACTGATCTCTGACCAACAAATGCCCAAATGATATATGAAGAAGTTCATGTTTTAATAAACCAATCCTATGCTTATCATTCAATCCTGTAAAAAATTCAGGATTAACTGCGAGCTGCACACCAATACCGTGTTTACTAACACCAGCTGTTGGTATTTTATCTGTATAAACCTTGTTAAGGCCAACTAAAAAGAGCCCGTAAAAGGGCTCTGTAAAAATTAGGGTTTTACTTGCTTTTGAAACTAAGTTTGCTACCATTTTACTTTAAATTTACCATCTATGAAATTATATTCTTCTGTTAAAGCATGGAAATGCTCAACAACCAATGATTCATAAATGAGTTTTATATTTTCTATGTTATCACTTTCTAACTTTGATATACTATTATATATCTCTTGCATTGTAAGATCTTGATAATTCCACATACTCTGACCAAGCATCTCTACGAGATGGCGTCTTCCACCATATGAACACTTTTTAAGGAGTAGTCTTATGATTTCTGAATCAGGATTTAAATTTTTAATTGTTTCTATGGCCATTTCAACATCTTCAGTATTTGAAGAGTTTAACATCCTAGATAAATTATTAAATACCTCTAAATCTATTTTTAATATTTCTTTTGTATCCATTAGTCCTCTATTTTTAAGGTTTTTCTCATCCAATCTGGTTTTTCCTTTCTGTTCATATGAACAATCCATTCTTTTGCAGATGGGATATAATTATTACAATCTTCTTTGACATGCTGCTCACCAACATATCTTGTATACACGGTCTTACCGTCTGAATTAATAAATGATTTACCAAAGATTATTTCACATTCAAAAATACCTTCACTATGATGACGATATAATCTATGCATAGAATGACCTATCCACTTTTTAGTTTCATCAAACCACTCATGTATTTTAATGTAATCTTCAGGAATGCCACCCCATTTTCTTACTGAGGATTTAGCATGTAAAGAAGGATGGGCCATTAATCATCAAATATTAAAGCACTCCATGAGTACTCATCTATAGTTCTTTGATTATAATCAGCTTCAATGGATTTATCTTTTACATTAATTGTTAAAGACCCATATCCACCATCATTATTTACCCAATCTCCACCATAGCTATTAACACAATCTTCAATTAAAGAGTATACATAATCTTCTAATTGTTGATCTGGTTTATAGTCTATTGGTTCATCATCAATATCATAAAACTCCGTTTCATAAACTTCTCCTGAGTCACCCTGACCATCAAAGCTAGCTCTTACTATTGCTATTCCGTGGTCCCTTAGTTTTCCTATCATTGGAAGAAATATTATTGGATCTTTGTCTTTTGCCATAATTTATAATTTCAATTATTACTCCTGGCTTTTCTTTGTCATACCTATATGGTTTAAATACAGGGATAATAAATTCCATATTATCATCCTCTATCCAACCATGAGTTACCATATCATCTTGCACTGTCTGTGCAGGATTTATGTAATCAAATTTATGTTTGGTACCGCGAATAAATGTGAAAGCAATTTTGACCGGTAGTTTATGCTTCTTTAGTTCCTTCTGAAACTGAGATGCATATTTTTGATAGTAGGACTTTGTGTCCTTTCTATATTTCATAACTGTTTTACTAGATATGAAGTACTTGCCTGTCCATCTTCTTCCATTTTTACTACTAGGTACATTACCTGGTATAAAATATTTAGCCATATTATTTATATATAGTCTCCTTAAGGAGAGGTTTTAAATTAGCATGAACTTCATCAAAGCCATACTCTTTTACTGCATCTGATATATCTTTTGCTAGATCTAAAGCACAACCATTTATATCATAGTTCTTTTTATAAACAGCAATTGCTTTTTTACCGGCATCATCATTATCAAATAAAGTTATTACTTTTTTATATTTACTCTTTAGATTCTCAATTATATAAGGCTTGATCAAAGTATTCTCACTGTCTGGAGCAATGACCTCAAGATTATAACCAAATCCGGCTAGAGACATCACATCCTTTAATGAAGAAGCAATAACCAAATAAGGCTGCTTATACTCCAACTGATCTAAACCTTGAATATAAGATTCTATTTTATAAAACTTAAACCCATCACGAAGAGGCTGATAGATTTTAAATATCTGACCATGTTTATTGTAATAACCATACATATTCTTACCACGTATAGTCTTTTTTTCCACGGTCCCATTGTTAGACTTTACTAAATTGTAGTAATCAATAGGTCTAACATTATATTTAGATAGCATAGAACTACCAATCCTGTATTGTAACCAGTAAGCTGCATCATCCTGGTTCCAGGACCGTGTCTTTACTAGCTCAACTTCCCATTTAGGTTGAGGTTTAAATTCTATCTTAACTGATCCATTTTGGGCTACAAATTTATTATAGTCATTGATCATCTTTTCAACTGCAGTAGCATAATTTAAATTAAATATATCTTGTATAAGATTAATCTTGTTACCACCTTTACCGGTTGAAAAGTCTTTATACATATAGCATCTTTTCATTTTATCTACATATACGCATAGACTTGCTGTACGTTCTGAAGGATTCCAAATAGATTTTATCTTTATATCCTGTCCACTGAGATGTTCATTGAGTTTTAGATAATACTGAAAAACCCAATAGCTAGGAACAGATGATTCGTTTGCAACTAAGTTTTTTGTACTAATCATATTTCAAATTTAAAAAAAAATGCCGGCACAAGGCCGGCACTCAATTAATCTACGGCATCTATAGAAGTAGAATCAACTTCCGCAGTTTCTTCTTCTTCAGATACTTCTTCAACAGTTGCTTCTTGGACACAAGCTGCATCTGTTGTACATTCTAAAGTACTTGATCCTTTTTCACAAGAAAAAAGAGTAAAAGCACTTATTGCAATAAAACTTAAAAATAATTTTTTCATTTAAAAAAATTTAAGTTAATAAAAAAGTAGAGGGGACACGCCAAACAGTCCCCCTGAATTAGTGATTTAGGCCTACTAAAACTACTTGCTTGTTATGTTTATATTAAAACACCCGCGCACGCAGGAAAAAAGATTTATAGATCAAAGTCATCCCCTGTATTAGAACTAGCAGGTTCAAAACTTGATGTAGTTTGAGTTTTCTTTAACTCTCTTACATGATCCTCTTTAGAAAACTTATACAATCTTGAATTTTCTACATCCAAAGCTTCTAATGAAACTCCGTCTCTAGAATTTCTTGGTAAGAATAAGTCATAGTTAATATAACCTTCCTTATTTTCCCACTCTCTACCACCAACACATGCATTTATGAATGTATCTCCAGATAAAACAGAATCTGCAGATTTCATAAATTCTTCAATAGTGTCAGCTTCAATCATATCCAAGTCATCACGTTTATTCAATACTTCAGATAAATAGATCATAGATTTAAGAACTTCAGTATCTCTTTTTACTTCTCTACCACTTGGTAAAGTAGCATCTTTAAACGGGTATGGACTTAACCTAATCCTACCAACTTGACCTTTATACCTAGGTCCACTTGCATCATTAGGGTCTACAAGAAAACCCTCAAACTCTCCGCCTACTGGCTCTGATTCTACATGCAATACTACATTATATGCATCCTTATCATAAGGTGTTTGATCAAATGTGATGCTGTTAATTTTTACTTTCTGATTACCTACTCCGATAACAGGTCTTGCTTTGCCTGAACCGGCACTCATGTCTTTTGTACTTAACATACTTTTTAATTAATTAATTATTTATTTACTATACTCAATGATGCAATCTTTAACATATTGCAAATCATTTTCAATGAAGGATTCTTCAAACATACCCATTGGTGATTTACATGTGTTCTCACCATTAGTTTGTGTTTCAAATCCATATCTTAATGTTCCATCTTCTTCTTTGATAACTTTACCAAAAAGTACAATAGAAAATAAGCCTTCCAAAGTTAATGCATTATCTATCATCTTACCTACAGTTTTTGCTTTAACTTTTCTATGGCCATTTATATCAGTTGACTCCTCTGAATGAGTTAGAAAGAAACAAAACAAATCATCTCTCAAATCTTTTGGCATTTTTGCAACCTGAGCCAGGTTAGAAGCTATTTGAGTAAATTTATCATATCCCTTTTCATTTGCTCTATCAAAGTATTCAAAAGCAGACATATATTGCCAATCATCAATAACTAAATTAGTTATATGTGGCATTTTATCATTCACATGTTGTATAGCTTTCATAATCCCTGTAGCTGATGACGCATTTGTCATATTGCCTTTGGGATTATCTTTGCTAATCAATGTGTATTTAGATTTCCAACCTTTAAAAGGTAAAGGTTTATTTGCACTGTTGATCCAAAATGTTTGTTCTGGATCTAAATTTCTACCAGAGGTAGACTTACCTGACCCTGAGTCAGCTATTACTAATATGCTTTCTGCCATTATTATTTATTTAATTGTTTTGCTATTGATTCTAAAGCTATTGCTATTCTTTTAAGATATTGTTTCATATTATCATCAGGATTAGGAAGATCTTCTAATTCAAATATAGTTTTAGATTCTTCTTTCCTGCTTGTTACATCATTTATAACAATTAGCTCACTTACAGGTATAAGATGTCTTTCAAAACCTGAATTACTGGTTATAAGTTCATACTCTTCCTTCCAGTGAGCATTATATTTATGAAGATATAATGTTCTTTTAGGATCTTCTGATTCATAATCAATACTTACAAATTCTGTATATATGTCTTCCCCTTTCTCAAGTTCACTTGGAAAGAATGATACATATAGATCATCTTTACCATTTGGCCTATAAGCCATCTTTGGTATATATAATGCATTAAGATTTCCATTCTTTTGGAAATAATCTTCATGCTCTTCTCTGAGTTCAGAGACTTTCTTTTTTCTTTCAGCTGGAGTCATTACTTTACTTTTAGTACTTATCATCTTCTATCTTGTTGTTCTGGTGTGGCCATTTCAGATATTTGCATTTTCTCAAATTCTCCTCTAAAGAAACTCATCCGTGTATCACCATTTCTTGCTTTAAGAAAGTGTAATACAAGAGTTCTGTCATCCTTTATTATATATCTGTCTGGACCATAATATCTAATCTTCTGTTTTGCAGGACGGTTAATACCAATTAAATTATCTGCGTGTTGTAACATTGCATCTGAACCAAATATATCTGATTCTAATACATAGTTACCATATTTACCATCTACAGCCCGGTCAGGATTATCTATATTCCTATTAAGCTGAGACAGTGCAATAAATAAACATGGATAATCTCTTTTACATTGTGTAAAAAACTCACCTAACTCAAATAGCATATCTAATCTATTATTTTGATAAGGAGCTCTTTTTACAAGTATAGTGTGATCTAGTGTAATAATAGTTTTGGCACCTTTGTGCTCATCCATATACATATCAATTTGTTCACGCATCTGATTTACAGTCATAGGTCTGCTGATAATATCAACAGGGTTCTTAACTCTATCTTTTGCATATTGATGACATGTATTTATTACATCCGTAGATATTTTACTACCTGCACTACATAACTCTTTATAAGTTTTTCCAGTTATTGAACTAAATTCACGCATAGCTGAGGTTCTACCAACCATCTCAAATTGAAATTCTAGAACTCTAAAATTATCATCTGGATTTAAATCAAATGATTCTCTTATGATCTGATCTTTAATAAGAGTTTTACCTGAGCCAGGACGTCCCCCTATAACAGTTAAAGTATTCCACTCTAAACCATCTGTGGTTGCGTCATTAAACTTAGGCCACGGGGTATATACAGACTTTTCAAGTCCTTTTTGTCTATTTAGCATATATTTCAATGCTTCATTGAATGATTCATATTGACCACCCCATGCTGGTTTTTGTCTACTCATGCGGTACTTCCATTATATATCTTAAACATTCATAATAAAACTTCTTTCCTGATTCTTGAGCAAGTCTTTTGCAAGTAACATGGGTTGCCCATATTGCTTGATTCTTATTCATACTGCTACTAATATCTTCTTTACTGAAGTTCTTATGTTCTTTTATTAATCCATTAACAAATTCAATTACTAAGTCTCTATCAATTTCTTCAACTTTTTGATCTTTCATACTACTTTTTCTTTAAAATGATCACTTTCAGTACTTATACCATCTCTGATCATATCACAGTAGTCTGCAAGCTTTGAAGTTTTGACTTTGTGTTTGTCTTGTTTAGATATAAAATACTGACTATTCTGCATGTAAAGATAATTGTTTCTTTGGTACTCATTTACATACATCTTAGTAGCTTTTATAATCTCTTCCCAGCTATAATCATACTCTGCAAAAAACCATCTAAAATTCTCAGTAAGTATTTTAACATTATTTCTTGCCGGTACACCAGACGGTAATTTACCTTTTGGAAATATATTCCTATACTGCTCTATATTAAGAGCTCCTGATTTACCAAGTAATTGTTTATTTGTTTTCTTCTTATTTACAGTGAAGTAATTATTCAAAGTAGCTATCACTTTTTCACCTTCAGCAGTTATGGAGTTATCTTTATTAATATATCCTTCTTCTATAAGACTTTTTATATCAAATTCTCCCCATGTATATGGAGTTATTCCTTCATTAAATGCAAATAATATCATGCATTGATTAGGAGTTATTCCGTACTTCTGTATTTTCTGAAATAGTTCTAGCATATTCTTTGTATTTTTTTATTATCTCATCATGTATTTCTAAATAAACTTTGTCTCCACACTCTAAAAAAGTTTTTACTTTCTTGCGAGAATGAAGTATAGTAGCATGATGACAATTTAAAAATCTTGATACCTCACTTATACCAAAGCCTAGATCTTCACATGCTATGTATATATAACATTGTCTAATTGTAACCCAGTCTCTCTTTCTAGTTTTTTTCTGTAAGTCAAGATACTTTATATACTTAGGATAATTAGCTGTTACATAGTCAGAAAATAGATCCCACAAACCAGATAATGATATATATCCAGCTTCTCTCACACTATTGCAATATACATACAGCGTTATACCGTATTTGTTAAACATTTCAGATTTAAAATCAACAATTTTATTGTCAATTTCTTCTTGTAATTCTATAATCATAGTGAACTATAAATTTAATAAATTTATGTGATTTTACCAAGTTATTGGTTGATGATTTTGAGTCAATAAATGGCTATTTATATTGTTAAATACATTCTTACAATCCCACTCTCCACCTTTGTATGCAGCAGATGCCGGATGAGGTGTTTTGTAGATTTTTTGATTATTAAGAAGTAGTTGCCATTCTTCAGCTTTTTTACCCAACAATGCAACAGCTAAGTCTTTTTGATCTTTATTTATTGATGATAGTATCATTTGAGTTATAGGTTTCCATACATCATAATGACTACCAATTTTACCTATTTCTACAGTAAATGCTGTATTAAGCATTAAAACGCCTTGTTTTGACCATCTACTGAGATCTGGATTCATGCTATCATACTGACTTCCACTCAGTGCTTTAAATATATAACGAAGTGATGGTTGTAATTTCATTGTTTTACTACAACTAAAAGATATACCATCAGCAACTCCTAATTGAGGGTATGGATCTTGACCAAGAATAATGACTTTTAAATCATTATATGGACAATATGCAAATGCATTAAATATTTCAGATAATTTAGGTGTGAATCTTTGATCATTTTCTACATAAGATTTCAGTTTATATATGCTAATCTCAAATGCTTCTGAATCAATTATAGGATCCATTATCTTGTTCCAACCACTGCTATTTAATTGTGTTTTGAACTTTTTTCTTATATTGTTTATGTTAATATCAATTTTATTCATAAATTTATACTATTAAAGTTTATAATTATGTCTGAGGAAAAAATACCAGTGCAAGATACATATGATTTTACAAAGAACATTGAAGATATATCTTTGAGTACAACATATATATTTGGTCTTGAACAGTTGATGGTATACTTTTTAATGAAAAAGGATGATCCTTCCGGAATTTCAATAATGTTTGACAAATTTACTAAATATGTTGATGGCAAACTAGACACTGAAAAAGATCCATTCACAGAAGAAGAAGCTCATTTATATACAATTTTTTCTTTACAACAGCTGTTAAAAGCTAAGGCTTATGAACAGGGTCTTAATATAAAAGTTAATGCTACTATAGATCAATCTTTAATAACTGAGCTTCTTAAGGCTACTGAGGCAAATGATTATGATAAATTCAATGAGATTAATAAAAAAATGCAGGATCAACTTAATGATCAATTATCTTAATTGAATACCAAGATCATCTCCTAATCTTACACACTCCTGGATACATAGATTTAAATCATCTTTATCACAGTCTGCAAAAGATTTACAATATTCTTGTTTATCCTTCATAAAGCATAGGCCAACATTACGTTTAACCATAAGTTTTACTTCTTCAAAGGTATAACCAAGATCATTTGCAATCTCTCTTATCATAACATGCAATCTTGCAAGTTGTGCATTACTACCTTTCCCGGTAGTTACACTTATAAACATTTCTAAATTTGCACCATCAGGTAAATCTTTTAAAAATGTATTCAATCTTGTTTGTTGAATTTTAGCAGGAAAATCAAGCTCTCCATCTTTAACAGAGAGCTTTAAAAATATATTATTCTTCATTAGCTGCTTTTTCTAATATATTAAACAAAGCTTGGAGTATACCAAAGTGTCTGAATTTAGTTGGTGTGTCTATAATATGTACAAACCAATCACCATCTGTAGTTTCATCATTTGCACAGGATGAAAATGATAAACCACCTACATTTTTTGTATAAAAATGATAGTCATAACCATTGTCAGATTCTTCACTTAATATTGTTTGCTTTTCAAATTCTAATAATTCTAATTGTCTTTCAGTCATTTTAATAATTTATCAGTTTCTAAATTTACTTGATCTTCTGTCCAATCAGGATACTTAACATGTAACAATTCATGTACTATGTCTTCTTCAGTTAGATCTCTGTCATGATATATTACGGCTTCTTTAGTAAAAGAATCATATTTAACACCGACAAAGTAGCAATCTTCTGGTGGACAATCACATACAACCTGTTCATTATCTAAGGGTTCTAATCTAACTGTCCACTCAGTTAACTCTAACTTCTTAAGCCATTTGTTAATCATCTTTATTTTGGTTTAAGTTAAAATATCAAAAGACATCAAGACTATTCTATGAATAAACCATA